ACCGCGTGACCACGCGCATCGCTCTTGAGACTGCTGTCGTCTATCAACCCGCCACGGGTGTGATCGAGAGTGTGGTCAAGGGCGGCTCGAAAAATCATCAGACCGTTTTGCAACTGTTTGGCAAGCATGTGGTCGGGCGTGATATCCAGCCAGAAGAAATTGAGAAGACCCGCTTCAAGCTCAACGAATTGCGGGATGGCCTGGAGACGTTTGAAGACCTCTCCCACTTCGGTGTTGAGAAGATTCGGCTGCGTCGTGCCCAATTCAGGCCACGCGGCAGCACGGGCATTGCCATTCGCATTGAGGCCTCGGCAGAGCAGGATCAGGACGATGCGATTGAACTCGCACGCAAGTCACTCAAGATCAGGCATTCGTTCGAGACCGAATACAACCTGGACGGCGCATCGGTCCTGGTGTACCTGGCGCCCGTTGATGGACAAAAGCCCAAGCGGTTCAGCTTCGATGTGTACTCCACGGGATCCTCGACCATCAAGAACCTGTCGGAGAAAAACCAGCCCATTGCCAATGCCGTCCTGCAGTCGCTCAATGTGATTGAGGCCGAGGAGGCGACAGTTTGAGTGACACGTTGGTCAATGCCACTGAGGTGCTGTGCCGCCTGCTGGAACAGTCGAAGCCCACAGTCAATGGGGCCGCTTTGCTGGGCGGGGCGTTCGGCAATGGCGGGAGTGAACTCATTCATGAGCGACTGCTGGTACTCGGGCCTGCGCTTTCCTACGTTACATGTCCGGAATGTGGAATTGAGTTGGCCAGGGTCGTTCGGAAGGTGGGTGTCGACAAGGTTCTGCTGTACTGCGATGAGTGCGGTGAAGTCGAAGCTGGACACGCGCTTCTCCAGACCTACACGGTCAGCCTGAGCAGGCTTGTCGATCGCCTGGTCAGCAGCCTGGAATTGCCACCGTCAAACCGAAAGGCCATCGACCACGACATTTCGTGGCGGCTCGGGGTGCAGGAACACAAGCGTGGCAAAGCGCTGACCTGGTATTTCGCGCGACACCTCAATGACCACACTGTCGCCCGGCACTTGCTGGATCAGATTCGTTCAGACAACGCAGCCCAATCCGCCAGGATTATCACCAGCACCGAATTGCCTTTGTCGGATGGTTCTCCTCTGGCGGGGTATGACGTAAAAAATCTGGCAGCCATTGCTCGCGTGTCCCAGAACGTGTTCTTGTTCTTTAATGACAGAGCCGAAGTCACTATTGCACAACCTGAGGAAGAAGCTGCGCCGGTCACATCGTTACGCCACGTCCGTGACAAGGCGTGGGCTTTCGTCGATGGCGTGAAGTACGAACTGGAAGGAATGCAGCAGAAGATCGTCTGGAGGGCAAGGTGATCGCTGATCGGTGCGGCTCCGATGCATTCCCTTTTCAGCCAGCCAAGTATTTCGGCCGGAACAACGAGGTCTACAAAGCCTTTGTCAGGTACGTGCCCGGTGACAAGGTTTACGAGTTGATCATTCACCCCTAGGACAGGGATCTGCTTTGACCGTCTAGACCCCTCCCAAACCCTCCCAAAAACCCGGTTCCTGTTCGAAGGAAGCCGGGTTTTTTGCATTTTGTTCGCACGGATTCGAATTGCAGAACCTATTTGCCGAATCTGCCGAACGGGTTCCAGAACCTCCCTTGAAAAACTGCAAGCACTGGTTAGCGCGGCTCCCCAGCCGCACGAAACAGGGCCTTTTTCACCTTCAAGGAGATTCAATTGCAACCCACAGAACCCGTCCGTCATCTCAACCAGCGGCAGCTTGCCGAACGTTGGGATTTGAGCGAGGCCACCCTGGAGCGCTGGCGCTCCGAGGGCATTGGTCCCGTATTCCTCAAACTGCAAGGCCAGGTCCGATACCGGATCGAAGACATCGAAGCCTTCGAAGTCGACAGCCTGCGCAAGAGCACGTCCGAGCGTGAAGTCAGCGGAGGTGCCGCATGAGCGCAGATGTCACCTTCACGCCCGAGCAGGTTTTGGCTACCCCGGCTGGCACGCTGGCGCAGCAACCTGCCGAACTGCTCTTCAGTATCAAGAACGCCGCTGCCGATCTGCTGGCTGCAGGCAAAGCCCTGAGCGATCACATCGACCAGGCCATTGACTTCAAGTGGAGCGAGCGTGCTCGCAACCTGCGCCACGACGCGGGCAAGGACACCGGGGTCGTTCACTTCGACGACGGCAATGTGCGTGTTACTGCCGACCTGCCCAAGAAGGTCGAGTGGGACCAGACACGTCTGGCAGAAATTACGCGCCGCATCACCGACAGCGGCGACGACGCCAAGCAGTACGTCGAGATCAGCTACCGGGTCAGCGAGACCAAGTTCAACGCCTGGCCCGAAACCCTCAAGTCCGCATTCGAGGCTGCCCGCACTGTCAAGTCCGGCAAGCCCTCGTACCGCCTCGCCCTCATGAAGGAGTAATTGCCATGTTCTTCAAAAAGAAAACCGCTGTCCAGAAATTGCGTGAGCGCCCTGACTGGTACGTGCGCGAACTGCCCGAGGAAATCTTTGTTCCGGCACTTGATGGACATCGCCCCGATGACATGACCATCGCGTTGGAAGACGCCACGCTGGATGACCTGGCCTTTGCCATCGTCGGCATCGAAGCACAGGTGGCTCAGGCCCGCCGTGGCCTGAGCGGTCTGCGTGAACTGTACGAGCAGGCTCGTAAACGCGGTGCTACGGGTAGCAACACGGTGGCTGAGGTGTTTTTTGGTGACGAGTTCGGGGAGGTTTCCAAATGAGCCTGCCCATCATTACCGCTGACCAGCGCCTGGCTGAGCGCCGTGGCGTCAAGGGCGTGCTGGTCGGGAAGTCCGGGATTGGTAAGACCTCCCAACTCTGGACGCTGCCTCCCGCATCCACTTTGTTCTTCGATTTGGAGGCAGGCGACCTGGCCGTCGAAGGCTATGCAGGCGACACCATCCGTCCTCGCACCTGGCAGGAATGCCGTGACTTCGCGGTGTTCATCGGTGGCCCTAATCCGGCGTTGCGCGATGACCAGCCGTACAGCGAAGCGCACTTTCAGGCCGTGTGCCAGCGCTTCGGTGATCCGGCCGTACTGGACAAGTACGAGACGGTGTTCGTTGATTCGATCACCGTGGCCGGTCGCCTGTGCCTGCAATGGTGCAAGGGCCAGCCGCAGGCCTATTCCGAGAAAACCGGCAAGCCCGACAGCCGTGGAGCTTACGGCCTGATGGGCCAGGAAATGATTGGTTGGCTGACCCACCTGCAGCACACCCGCAGCAAGAACGTCTGGTTTGTCGGGATCCTCAACGAGGCTCTGGACGACTTCAACCGCCGGGTTTTCACGCTGCAGATCGATGGCTCCAAGACCGGCTTGGAGTTGCCCGGCATCGTCGACGAGGTTGTCACGCTGGCCGAGGTCAAGGCAGACGACGGCAGCAGCTACCGCGCCTTCGTGTGTCACACGCTCAACCAGTGGGGTTACCCCGCCAAAGACCGCAGCGGTCGCCTGGATGCCATCGAGGAGCCAGACCTCGGTCGCCTGATGCGAAAGATCGCCGGCCCCGCGCGTCCTGCCAGTGAACGCCTGGACTTTGCACGTCCCCAAACCGGCACCGCCGAGCCTGCCCCCAACACCACCCCCGCCATTACTTCTCAGGAGTCCTGATCATGACTTTTTTCGATTTCAACTCTGCCGCCGAGCAATCCAGCTATGACCTCATCCCCAAAGGCACGGTGGTGCGCGTGCGCATGACCGTCAAGCCCGGTGGCTATGACGACCCCTCCCAGGGTTGGACCGGCGGCTACGCCACGCGCAGCCTGACCACCGGCTCGGTTTACCTTAACTGCGAGTTCGTCGTGCTCGATGGTCCGTTCGCCCGTCGCAAGATGTGGTCGCTCATTGGGCTGTACAGCGCCAAAGGTGCTGAGTGGACCAACATGGGGCGGACCTTCATCAAGGCCATCCTGAACTCCGCACGTGGGATCAACCCGAGCGACAACAGTCCGGCAGCGCAAAACGCCCGTCGCATCAGCGGCTTTGCGGATCTGGAGGGCATTGAGTTTGTCGGCAAGGTCGACTGGGAAAAAGACCAGAACGGCCAGGACAAGTGCGTCATCAAGTCGGCCGTGACCCCTGACCACAAGGAGTACGCCGCGCACATGAACGGTGCCGCTCCTGCCGTACCCACGGTCTCAAGCGCTACGGCACCCAACGCCTACGCACAGACCACCGGACGTGCGCCGGTACCGGGTCGTCCCAGCTGGGCTCAGTAAGGGGGAGTTGCCATGATTCTTCGCCCCCGCCAAGCCTTGCTTGTGCAGAGGACCCTTGCGGCCCTCGGCGAGCATGGCAATACCCTGGCCGTTGCGCCCACCGGATCGGGCAAGACCGTGATGCTGTCGGCTGTGGCCGGCAGCCTTCTGGCTGAACCCGATGCCAAGGCCTGCATCCTGGCCCACCGTACTGAGCTGACCGGGCAGAACCGCTCGAAGTTCGAACGGGTGAACCCGGGTCTCAAAACTTCTGTTTTTGATGCCAACGAGAAATCGTGGGATGGCAACGCCACCTTTGCCATGGTGCAGACGCTATCGCGTGGCGCCAATCTGGAGCAGATGCCGACACTGGACTTGTTGATCATCGACGAGGCCCACCATGCGGTCTCGCCCAGCTACCGCGAAGTGATTGACCAGGTGTTGGTCAAGAACCCCAAGGCTGCCATCTGTGGCCTGACTGCCACCCCGAACCGGGGTGATGGCAAGGGCCTGCGTGAGGTATTCAGCAACCTGGCCGATCAGATCACGCTGGGCGAGATGATCGCCAGCGGTCACCTGGTTCCGCCCAGGACCTACGTGATCGACGTTGGCACCCAGGATGCCTTGCGCAAGGTGCGGCGCACGGCCACCGACTTCGACATGAATGAGGTCGCGTCCATCCTGAACAAGACCCTGATCACGGAGTCGGTAATCACCAATTGGAAAGCCAAGGCCAGTGATCGCAAAACCATTGTGTTCTGCTCCACGGTCGAGCATGCCAGCGATGTGTGCAAAGCCTTCAATCAGGCCGGCGTTCACGCTGTGCTGGTCCACGGTGAGTTGTCTGATGCCGAGCGCAAGGAGCGCCTGGCTGCCTATGAAACCGGTCGCGCCCAGGTAGTGGTCAATGTCGCAGTGCTGACCGAAGGCTACGACTACACGCCCACGTCCTGCGTGGTACTGCTGCGTCCCAGTTCCTACAAGTCAACCTTCATTCAGATGGTGGGCCGAGGCTTGCGCACGGTCGATCCGCAGGAGTTTCCCGGTGTGGTCAAAACCGACTGCATCGTCCTGGACTTTGGCACTGCCAGCCTCATGCATGGCGCACTGGAGCAGGAAGTCAATCTCGACGGTCATGACCATGACGGTGACGCACCGACCAAGGATTGCCCGGAGTGCGGCGCGATCGTTCCCCTGGCCGTGATGGAGTGCCCGTTTTGTTCCCATGTCTGGGAACCGTCCGAAACGCCGGACGGCGGCGTGCTGGATAAGTTCGTCATGAGCGAGATTGACTTGCTCAGCCGATCCAATTTCCGCTGGTGTGATCTCTTTGGCAGCGACGATGCACTCATGGCCACAGGCTTCACAGCCTGGGGCGGCATCTTCTTCCTCAATGGTCGCTGGCACGCGATTGGTGGTGGCAAATGGCTCAACACCCGGCTTCTGGCGGTCGGTGAGCGCACGGTGTGCATGGCCAAGGCCGACGACTGGCTCAACGACAACGAGTCCGAGGACTCAGCACACAAGACCCGCCGCTGGCTCAACGAAGCGCCAACACCGAAGCAGTTGCAGTACCTGCCGCCTGAACTGCGGGCCGATTACGGTCTGACACGCTACCAGGCGTCCGCGCTGCTGTCGTTTCGCTTCAATCGCAACGCCATAGTTCGGTTGGTCAACGCGGCCAACGACGCGCATGCCCACCCGATCCTGGAGGCTGCGTGAAATGTGCCGTCTGCCATCGCAAAGCCAAGGGGTTCGGCTGGTTCAACCCACGCGTTCCCCGCTCAGCCCCCTCTCGCTACAACGACAAATGGGTGTTCTGCTCCCGCCGCTGTCAGGAGGCCTTCTCCACGCTTATGAACAAAACGGAGGGGCAAATGATCGACCCCAGTGACATGGAAATCGCAGCCATGCAGTCCTGCCTTGGACCGCTGGGCGAGTACGTCGGCTCAATCGGCATGCAGCGGCCACTGTCCGACTACACCCGAGACGAGGTCCTCACGCTCATTGATGTGATCGTCACCCACTACCAGGACCGCATGCTCGAAGAGCACGAACGCATGGCAGCCAAGGACCGTGCGTTTCTGGAGCAGCGTCTCGCTGCGCAAGCCGCAGGGCGGCAGCAAGGACGGGTGTGATGCTTGACTTCAATCACCGTCCCAAATTTCATGAACAGGTCGGCGCACTCATCGATGAGGCACTGGCACGCGAACGCGATGCCCAAACGCCGCGCGACTATCTGGGCGCATCTCGCCTTGGCGTGTCGTGCGAGCGTGCGCTGCAGTACGAGTACACCCGCGCGCCGGTAGATCCTGGGCGGGAGTTCTCGGGCCGGCTGCTTCGTGTGTTTGAGGTGGGTCATGAACTGGAAGACCTGGCCATCCGTTGGCTGCGTCTGATCGGATTCGATTTGTACACACGTAAGGCGCAGGGCGGGCAGTTCGGGTTTTCCGTGGCGCGTGGCCGGATCAAAGGTCACGTCGACGGCATCCTGAACGATGGGCCGTCGGTGCTGGGCATGGGCTATCCCGCGCTGTGGGAGTGCAAAACCATGAACGACAAGTCCTGGCGTGACACGGTCAAAAACGGTGTGGCCAAGTCCAAGCCGGTCTACGCCGCGCAGATGGCGATCTACCAGGCCTACATGGAGGCCTGCATCCCGGGGATTTCGCAGAACCCGGCGCTTTTCACAGCCATCAACAAAGACAGCCAGGAAATCTGGTTCGAGTTGGTGCCCTTTGATGGTGGGCTGGCTCAGCGGATGTCTGATCGGGCTGTGCGGGTCATCACGGCCACAGACGCTGGTGAGGTGCTACCCCGATTCTCGACCACGCCAACCCACCAGGAGTGCCGCTTCTGTTCATGGCAGGAACGCTGCTGGGGTGGGTCTTGATGCATGTATCGAGTGACAGTTCTT